ACCTCAAACTTTTGCTTTTGATCTCCGCAAGTTTGGCTACACCATTGGTTAGTTTTTAATACAAGATGAAACCTTTGGTAGTGGTCTGCATACGTTCCTTGGTCATTATGTTTAGTTACATGACCACTAGGTTTTAAATTGACAATAAGTACTCTACCCATATCTTCTACTTGTAGTTTTTTTAATATTGGTCGCATTAATGGCACTAACGCAGGTTCTAAATACTCCATGCATGGGTAGTCATATGATCCTGTATCCCATAAAACGTAGTATTGGCTCATCTTTAGTGGCCCTCTAACGTATATTGACTCCGTATCTTTATGTGGTGACCCAGTAAACTGTTGCCTTATCTGTATCTCTTTCCATAACTCAGGTTTGGCATCAAGCAATTTAAGCAATGGGTCTACATCTAGACCATCTGCTATACGAACAAAGTTAGATTCTTGTGTATGGGTCATAATCTGCCTTCTGTGTAGTTTCTTTACGTCTTTTAATGTATATGTCCTCTGCTACTTTCTTGGCTACTGGAAGAGCAAAGGTTAGTGCTAGTGCATCAGCTAGATCTGGTGACCCTGCACCTTGCAATCGTTTCTTTATTTGATCCTTGCCTTCCAATACACGCCTACCTACATTGTCGTACCAATAAATTGGTGTAGCTAATTCTTGTTTAAGGGCTACATCGTTTGGTATTGCACCACCTTCTTCTATCCATTGTTTCATTAGCCACCACATCTCTGTTCTACGGTTAATGTATTGGTCTGGTTTCATTGCCTTACCACCAAACGGTATTTCGATTACGTCATATGACAATTGCCTAAGTCTGTCGATTACACCACTACCTGCACCTGCATCACAAAACACTGCATCTGGTTTATGTTCCTCTATCAGATTGGCTACTCGTGACGCTAATTCCATGTTGTCTATACCTCGATATACAACTGGCTTAAATGCTTGCTTACCTTGCCTTCTGAACACTACAGATCTGTCATCACCAAACCTTGCTGGGTCGATGCCAAGGATTATTGGGAACAATCGTACATGGTCTGGTTGGTATATCCGTTTGGCTGCATCTTCGGTATCTGCCAATGCGATTAGCTGGTCATCACCCTGTGCAGAAAAGTCACATAGATATTCCCTTGCAAACGATGTCTCACTCATATCACGTTTGAGACGAGTTACTTCGTTGGGATGTAGTGAGTCGGTATCAAATACTGTGTATCTGGCAGCCGTCCATTCCTCTTCGTTGACAGCCTTGTAGTACAACTCAGAGAACAAGTTAATACCTTGTGGTGTACCAATAAACAATGACCATCCAAGACGGTCTGACAGTGCTGGCTGGACTATGTCTGACCAAAGCTCATTCTTAATATTCGCTACTTCATCTATCACACAACCGTCCAATCTCATGCCCCTTAACGCATCGGGGTTATCACCTCCAAACAATCTAATGATCGCTCCATTATGTTTAAACCTAACCGACAGTTCGCCCTCGTTAATGTCGATTACAGACGTTCTACGTAATGGTTCTATCTTCTGTTTTAATCTCGCCCATGCAATTGCTTTTGCCTGTCTCAGGAACGGTGCAATGTACACAAACATAGCTAATTCTTTGTCTGTCTTCATGGCCTTATCTATTAATTCCATTATTGCGAGTTCAGTTTTGCCACTACGTCTGTGGAGTGCATAAACACTAAACCTTTGTTTCTTTATATGGCATTCTCTTTGCCATGTTCTAGGTGTGTAATCTAACTTGATCAACGGTTGTTTCACACCTGTGGAACGCCTGTTGAAATAGTCAGACTAATATCTCCTTTTGCTTCTACTCCTACCCTTTCTCCATACTTCTTAGGATTCCATTTAGCCAATAGCTTAAGTCTTGCTTCTACTCTGTTCTTCTGCATCTGTACCGCTGCCGGATCTAGCCTTGTATTGCCCTCAGAACCGCACAAAGGAGGAGGTGAATCTATTATCTCTAAGCATTCCTCTGCAATAGCATCAGCACCCATGTCTCGTGCGTGTGCGAAGCGTGCAATAAAGTCTCCATCATCTTTCTCCAACCAATTATAAATAGTTCTCCAGTTTGGTTTATTTTTCTGACGGCAGTATGAGCGCAAAGTATTACCATGAGCAATCCAATTAATAATCTCATTAACAATATCTGGATCAGGTTTAGAAGAAGGTCTACCTAACTTGTTGCGTAGCTGACTCTTTTTTCATAACGGCAAATTTGAGCTATGTAACCACGAGAGATACCAAACATTATGGATAAACAGCCATAGCCAATACCATAGTCTTCATGTAGCTCTCGTAGTGCATCAACAATCACCTGAGTTATTTGAGGATTATGATTAGGATGATCCTCTGCAACTCGATGACCAGTATCAGAGACACCAACAACAATAGTTTTTGGTCTAACTGCTGCTAGTGTCATAAAAAATAAATAAAATTATTCATAATATAGAGAAATGTAGAGTAAATCGCAATATCTGTAAGAAATCTAATTTATTTTGTGAATTCCTTGTAATCAAGTGTATTGCAATGGATTAGAAAGAAAATGGCAAAATCAAATGTGTTCATCAGGTAAACACTTTTTATAAATTTGTTGACACCTGTTGGATTATATGCAACACTATAAATATCGGATGTCTACCGATGCTTCACTTACTAATTTCAATTAACAACAAGCACATGACAAAAACACTTCCACAAACTCACTCAGCATTAAACAAAACTATTAATGGTCTTGAGTATTCTGAGAAACTAGGCAAATGTGTAAAAACTACTTATACATTTACTGATCTTGAGAAACAGGTTATGGATCTATTACCTATCGAATGGTATGTAGATGACCTAGAAGCTTCTGATTTTGGCCTAGACGATCCTTCAGAATGGTTATTAGATTGGGATGATTGCAAAGTACTTATCAAAGGTATAGGTATTACTGAAAATCAACTCAAGGGTGTTATTAGCTCATTATCTAAAAAAGGTGCAATTGAGATAGAAGAACGAGGAGAGACAAAAGCAGAAAAGAAAATGTTTGGTGAAGATCTTTACTGGCTTTCTCGCAAATGCTTTGAGTCACTAATAGCAGAGGTCAACTAATGGCCTTTGCTTTATTTCCTTATTTACTTTTATTCCTAATCCTTATTTGACATGGACACATTTTATTTACAAACACTTTCTGAATACAACAATTCTCGTTACCAAGAAAACGGCTACAAAAATAGATACGAGTACTTGGAAAGCTTACGAGAACAGTACGGTGAAGAAAAAGTTAATGCACTGCTTACAGTTCTTCCACCATCAGAAGATTTCGATGGTTTAGTTACTGAATTACAGGACAGTTATTAACATGAAATTAAAGAAAACAAGAAAAGCAAGAAATTGCTACTCATGTAAATCCTCTATATCAAAAGGGGATTTATACGGCCAAAAAAGCATTGCTTTAGGTTCTAAAGTAAACGGCCAATCTGAAACTGCCAAAGGTATGTATACTGTCGTTCATCACATGAGAATTCCAGTTGATATGTGCCAAGCTTGCCTAGAGGGTTAACAACCCTCTTTTTTTTTGCCTAATTACTTGTATTAATGTTGCATTTATGGCAATATATAGATATGGAA